GCGGAGTGCATAGACAGACTGACATCAACACATGGACGCCACCTCAACTGCAGTGACGCAAAATCAATATGAAGCGCGAACTTTGAAAAACGGACACCAACAAAAAAACACGACTGAGAGCTGCGCGGATTCGGCGGTGCCAATTTGACACAATAGGCAGCTATTCGGGTCCAGCGTGCGGAGCGTGTCGCAGGGCGGATCGCCTTGTTTCGCTTGGGGATTTTCAGCATATCAGCGCGGCGCGCGAGCGCAATGACTCGCGAATTTCGCGCGGCGCAGTGGGGAGGGGGTGACGATGCCTTCTTCCGGCCAGACCATCAAGCCGCTGGTGCAGCTTGGACGTGAGCCATGCGACTGCTGGCTGTACCTTGGGGCAAAGACTTCGGACGGCTACGGCAAGAAAGCGGTCGCCGACCGCACGGTCAGCGCCGGTCGCTGGATCTGGGAAACCCTGTTCGGTCCATTGCCTGACGGCTTGGTGGTTTCGACCATCTGCGGCACGCGCGGCTGCCTGAATCCCCATCATCTTCGCGCCTGCACGCAGGCCGATGCGAACCGTTCCGGCGTCGGCGCGACGCTGCTGCCCGGTGATGTGATCGATATCAAGCGCGCGAAGAAAACGCGCACGCTTGGAATGGCCGGCGCGCTGGCGCAGCGCTACGGCTGCAGCACGCGCGAGATCTTCGACATCTGGGGCGGCCGCGCCTGGGGCAAACCCGGTGCGCGCAGCAAGGCGGTGGCGAATGGCTGACGGCGGCACGCGCCCTTTCAACTTCGGCCACGAGCTGATCGTGGATCTGTTCGCTGGTGGCGGAGGCGCATCGCTGGGCATCGAGCAGGCGTTCGGCCGGTCGCCGGACATCGCGGTGAACCACGATGCCGACGCGCTGGCGATGCACGAGGCCAACCATCCGGCCACGCAGCATCTGCGCTGCGACGTATTCGAAGTCGATCCCATCGAAGTGACCGGCGGTCGCCAGGTTGGGCTGCTGTGGGCAAGCCCGGATTGCAAGCATTTCAGCAAGGCCAAGGGCGGCAAGCCGCGATCAAAGAAGATTCGCTCGCTCGCATGGGTGGTCGTGAAGTGGGCGGCGACGGTCAAGCCCCGCGTGATCATGCTCGAAAACGTCGAAGAGTTCGTCACGTGGGGTCCGCTGGCGGCGAATGGCCAGCCGGACCCGAAGCGCAAGGGCAGTACGTTCAAACGTTGGGTCGCACGCCTGCGCAACCTTGGTTACAAGGTCGAGCATCGCGAGCTGCGCGCCTGCGATTACGGCACGCCGACGATCCGGAAGCGATTCTTCCTGATTGCGCGTTGCGACGGCCGGCCGATTGTGTGGCCGGAGCCGACGCATGCCAAGCCCGACAGCATCGAGGTCCGCAAGGGCAAGCGGTTGCTGTGGCGCACCGCCGCCGAGTGCATCGATTTCACACTGCCGTGCCCGTCGATCTTCCTGACGAAAGAGGAAGCGCGCGCGGTCGGCTGCAAGCGGCCACTGGCAGAGGCAACCATGCGGCGCATCGCCAAGGGTGTGAAGCGATTCGTGCTAGATGCGGCGCAGCCGTTCATTGTTCGCACCGCGCACGGTGATGTTGGCACGAATGGTTCGCGCCGCTGGGGCAACGCGGAACACGACGCATGCGAGCCGTTGCCGACGATTACGGCGTCGCGCGACTTCGCCGTAGTCGCGCCTGTGCTTACCGAGCACGCGAACGCATCGCGTGCTGCAAGCTGGCGCGCTAACGAACCGCTGCGCACGCAATGCGCGGAAGTGAAGGGCGGACATTTCGCGCTGGTAGCCGCGTTTCTCGATCAAGCCAACGGTGGCTTCTACGACGGCCCTGGCCGCAGCGTCGAGGATCCGGCCGGGACGGTTTGCGCGCAGGGCAGCATGCAGCGTCTGGTCACATCCAACCTGGTCAAGCTGCGCGGTGACAACGTGGGCAGCCCGACCGACACGCCCCTGCACACGGTCAGCGCTCAAGGGTTCCACCATGCCGAGGTGCGCGCGTTCCTGATCGCGTACTACGGGAGCGAGAAGGACGGCCGCGAATGTGCCGAACCGATGGGCACCGTGGTCAGCCGCGAGCGCTTCGGGTTGGTGACGGTCGACGGCACCGACTACGCGATTGCCGACATCGGCCTGCGGATGCTCACGCCTCGCGAATTGTTCCGCGCGCAGGGCTTTCCGGAAACCTACGTGATCGACCGCGGCGCGAACGGCCGGAAGTTGCCGAAGGATGCGCAGGTCCGCGCATGCGGCAACAGCGTGTGTCCGCCACTCGCGCACGCACTGGTCGCCGCGAACCTCGGCGAGTTGATCGATCTGTACGTGAGGGTCGCAGCGTGAACGCGCAAGTCGCCTACGTCGATTGGTATCAGAAGGAACGCCGGCAGAACTACCGGACCCCCCCCGAAATATTCGAACCGTTACATGCAGAGTTTCACTTCACGCTCGATGGCGCATCCGATCCGGACAATGCGCTGTTGCCGGCCGCGTCGTCGGAGGGTTCGCCTGTTTCGTGGGTAGGACATCGCGTTTTCTGCAATCCACCCTGGTCAAACATCCGGCCGTTCGTGGAGCAGGCCGCGGAAGCGGATCTCGCGGTGCTCCTGGTGCCCGCGCGCACCAACGCGAAGTGGTTTCACCGCGCGCTGGAGCTTGGCGCGTGGCCACGCTTCTTCCTGGGGCGCATCAAGTTTGTCGGCGCGAAACACAACTGTCCCGTCGATTGCATGCTGCTGGTGTTCCGGAGGTTCGCATGACCATTGAACATCACATCGTCAAACGTGATTTCGATCAGCAGTTATTGGAGTGTCCATGAACATTTTTCTTTCGCTCGATCGCGAAGAGATCGAAGCGCTGATGGATTTTCACGCCGACAAGATCGGCCAGGGCGATGAAGCGCAGTCGGATCGCGCGTGCAAGCGCATCCACCAATTGGAGCGTTTGCTTAGCCCTGATTTGACGTCCACGGAATGGCAGCCGGCGCAGGAGCTTGTGGCGTGAATTATTTCGAGCTTTACCCGGGCGATTATCTGCGCGACACCACACGCCTGACGCTAACCGAGCACGGCGCATATCTGCGGTTGCTGATGGCGTACTACGCCGAGGAAGAGCCGCTTCCGGCCGACGAGTCCGAACTATTCGTGATCGTGAGCGCTGTTTCCGCAGCCGACAAGACTGCGGTACGAAAGGTGGCCGATAGGTTCTTCCCGGTCGGCCAGGATGGCATGCGTCACAACAGCAGGGGTGACGAAGAAATCACCAAGGCTCGACGGCGCATCGAGACGGCGCAAATGAATGGCGGAAAAGGTGGCCGTCCGAAGAAACCCAAGCCAAACCCAAACAAAACCCACGGGAAACCCACTGGGTTTTTGATGGGTTCTGAAAACCCTGCTTTTCAGAAACCCAAACAAAACCCGTCAGAAACCCACTCTGGTGAAGCTCTCCACACGCCACACGCCATACCAAAAGCAGCAATAGGTAACTCTCCCGCAAGCGCAGATACCTCACAGGGCGAAACGCTCGAGGCGCGCGCTTGCCGGTTGATGCGTGAAGTGGGTTGTGTACGGGTGAATCCGATGCACACAGACCTGATCGCAGCGATCGCGGAGTGGATCACGCCGGAAACGCTGGCGGCAACGGCGGCGGAAGCGATCGAAAAGGGCAAGGGCAATCCGTTCGAGTGGGCAATTGCAACGGCGCGCGGACGTGCGGCTGATGGAGGTCGAAATGGAACACGCGGGGCAAGCGGCAGCGAAAGTTTGTGCGAACGTGCGGAGCGGCTTTGCCGGGAGGGCGATGAGCGCGAACGCCTCGCTGCCATCGGTTGAGTTGCCGCGTGCGGCAGTGCTTCGCCGCGTCTGGGGGCGTATGACGACGATCTACGGGTTGCCGTGGACGAACCGCAACGGCGTTTCGCCTGAACGCGAGCCTGGTGGAAAGTTGACGATCGCCGGCGATACGTGGTCGCGCGCGCTGGCTGGGATTTCAGGGGAGCAGATCGCGGCAGCGCTTGGTGAGTGCTTGATGCGGGATGCGGAATGGCCGCCGCGACCTGGTGAATTCCGCGCGATGTGCTTGGGTGTGCCGTCGTTCGACGTGGTTGCAGATCAGTTGATCGCGCGACGCGCACCGATCACGCGGTTCGGTCGACTGGTGTGGCAAAAGCTGCGGGATCCATACGGGTTTCGGATGGCGGATGCGCAGCGCCAGGAATCGATGCTGCGTGCAGCGTT